AGATAGATCAAATACACAATCAACGCGATAATCACGAATAGCAAAATATAAATCCAAATCATAGCTTCAGCGTTTTTACAAACCTCGGAACTTTCGGCACAACTTCAAAAAAATAGGCTCATTATTTTGCGGGGGGGGGAATTTTGTAACTTTGCAGCATCTAACCAATACAATTTATGTTATGAAAAAATTTTTACTTTTGATGGCTGTTATTTGTGCAGTTACTTTTATGGGGTGCGAAAAGGATGAGCAAGAATCGTTCAAGTTCGACATTGAGAATCTTTATGGCACATGGCAGGGAATTGCCATACAAAGTAACGGCGAATGGATAGATATAACCCAACCGCCACACACAAATCTTGCATTCTCTGTTGTATTTTATGAAAATGGTACATATTCGGGAAGCGGGTATTTTGGCAACGGTTCAGGAACATACAAAGCTGAAGGGGATATGATATATACTTATATAGACGGGGAAGAATTATACAGATACAAAGTACATTCTATCTCAAACGGAATTGCCGAAGTGTCTATGGGTGTAGCAGGAGATAATATAACACTGGAAATAAAACTTCAAAAAAAGTAATCAGATAGGATATATGTTTCAAAACAAAGGCGAGAATAAATCTCGCCTTTGTTATTCCCTACAAAATCATTATATTTGCATTGCTAAATCAAAATGCGATACAAACATATCCAACCATATTGGGTATTTTGTATCTATACATACAGTTAAATTTAACTGCGTCGAGTTCGGTAGCGGAAACGCCCGACGGCTTGCATTTTGAGCCGAGCAACTCGTAACGCAGTTTTTTATTGCTAAATCAAAATGAAAAAGCGCATCGAACGCATGGGCCGCATCGAAGCGGCAATTAACCCCATGTACTGCGTCCCCAAACGCAGCGACCTATCGTTAATCGGATCGGCTTTCGAGGCCGCAGGTTTCCGTTGTGTCCGGATCCGCACCGAATGCGAGGCCGAGCACCGCACAAAAGGTGGTGATCCCCGTCGGCACGGGATGCTGGTTCTCGACGGTGACCGAGTGATATTGGAGGTATTGCGGTCGAGACCGACTAAAAAAGATAATCAACTCACAATCCCGCCTCAATCATGAACCGAGAAAATGACATATCGAACCGTACCCTATTTTTGATTCGGTCGGTTTGAAATGATAAACAGAAAGCCGAGTTCCCTCGGCTTTTTACATTCTCGCATCATATATCTTTTCTACATTCAGCTCCGTTCCGGTCAATGTAAAATATATATTCTGGAGCTGGTGCAGATACTTTATGGGCACATCCACATTGCAATCGTCGATTTCGTCTTCCACCTGCCAACAGAACCCTTCTTTTTTAGGAGATAAGCATATCACACGGGGGATGATATAGTAGTCAAATCGTTGGTAACAGTCGCTAAATTCTTTCTCAAAGCCGCATTTTTCCAATAACGTTGGAGTCAAACGTATAGGCCTAACATCTCATAATACTACTTTATCTAAAATCTCATGATAAAATCCGGCTTCCTTAATTAGCATCTCACCATGAAATAACGTCATGTCTGCACGCGTAATTTCTGCAATATACCCAATTCGCTCAAGATGGGGGTTATACACTAAATTGCCTATTCGAAATGATCGAATATTCAGAGACGGTTCCATATTACATTTCATATTCTAAAACGCATCGAATTCGATGCGTTTATTACTTTAGTTTCATTTGTGTTTTTAAGTTGAGAACTATTTATTCCTCCTCGTTTGAGGTGTCGCATGTAATCGGTTTCGTCGATTTTACCGCTGAAGTAAGGTGCGCTGTTTCGGGTGGCGGATTGTCGGGCAACGTTCCGAGGTATTGCCGAGCGTTGAGGGGTGATACGACAGAGTGTCCGAGTTGGCTTTCGAGTTGTTGTCGGGCAACTTTAGCTACTGTACCGCCCCGTTTGGCGACGTTGGCGTTGGCCTTGAAACCTATTGGATTTTCGTTTCGGGAAAGTTCGGTAGCAGAGGCCTCGGCCAATGAGTTCAACAGCAGTTCGACATTGGTCATATTATCCCGCAGGTTCTCCTTTTTCAACCCCTTGTAACGTTTGTAGGCTTTCGTGGTACGTCCGGCCCACTCCTTCGTGATAATGTCCGTAAGGGTGGCATATTGCGTTCCATCAACGCCCCCGCGTTTCCACTCGTCAGTGAGAAGTTTACGGACTTCGATACTTTTCAAGCGTTGGTTAATCCATGTATCCGAATATCCAAGGCGTTTATAATCGGCTACGGCCTGCTCAATAGATAACTCAGGGTCTTGCATTTGGTCGAGGCGGTCGCTTGCCACCTGCGCCATCCATTGCTTGAAAGGCTCGGCTTTCTGTGACGGAATCGACTGGATAATCCGCAGGACGGTTTTCACATCTCCGGCCAGCGTCTTGCGCATCACTCCCGTTTCTGACCTCATGGCTATCTGGGGACAATTTGTCCCCACGAACGAGGCGAGCGCTTCATCCCGCTTGCGCATCTTCTTGAAATAATCGGTCGGATTCACGGTGTCCGTCAGAGCGGAGATCACGTCGAGAACGGAAAAATACCACGTCTCCGTCCGCTCGTCCCAAACGGTGCGCACCTTGCGGTCCTCGAACAACTGTATGGCCTGCTTTTGTGTCATAGGAATGTAGTTTTATTTATTCCTTTTCTTTTACCTCCAGCACCGTCCCGCACTTCGGGTAGGTGATTGTGTTCGTCGGGTACGTTGCTACTCTTCCGCCTTTTGCTCCGCTTGTTGGAATCCAATTTTGCGGGCGGGTTTGCGTGCCTGCGGTATCTTGACCGACAACGCCGCAATAGCGTTGTAGATATTATCAAGCTCCTTGCGCATATCTTCCGACAGATCGCTGACCGCCTCGGCATTGTCGGCGTCCACCCGCTCCAGTAACGCCAGTTTCGCCCGAATTTCGGCCAACTCGGCCGTTACTGTCGTCGTGGTCGTGATGTAGTTCCGCATCGCTACGAAAGCACGCATAATAGCGATACTTACTTGTATGGCAACGGAGCTTTTCAAAACAGCCGATAACATAGAAACGCCTTGCTCGGTAAACGCATAGGGGTTGCGGCGTAAACCCATCGTGATGGAATTGGTTATCACAATTTGTGATTTCCAATTTTCAGTTTCGGCATCTGTCAGTTGAAACATGAAATCGGGCGGAAAGCGTTCGATATTACGCTTTACCGCTTGATTGAGAGCGCTTGTTGTTACTTGGTACAATTCCGCCAAATCACGGTCCAGCATCACCCGCTGGCCTCGTATTTCGTAAATTTTGCTTTGGATGGGTTGCAGTTCCATATCGTCGTGTCGCTGTGGTTATTCCACCTTTATGGTTATCAATTTCCCGCAATGCAGGCAGGTCTTATTTTCGGTGTTTGATTTCGGATTCCAGCTCCTTTAACTGTTCCATATCCTCCCGATCGGCTTCGATTGCGGCCTTACGTTTTCTGCGGGCGTTGAACTCTTCATAAACCTGGTAGGCGAATGCGTCTTTTTGCTCTTTGCCAACCGTACCGGCATTGGGTAAAAGGGGCTGATCGTTCGATACCAGAATTTTATCTACGTTCTCCCTCCAAAATCCCATCGTAAGGTCTTTCCTGCTCTTTGCCCTGAACTCGGCTGTTTCGAGGAAGATCACAACCAACCGGTTCAAAGAATCGAGTTCGTCGTGTGTCAAGTAGTTTTTAGCAATAATAACGTCCTGCTTGCGTACTACGGCACCTTTCCAGGAGGTAAGCCCCATATTGGGAGCATTTGCATCGGCTCGTTGCATCACGATCTCCGCGGATGTATGTCCTGTTACGGCATAGAGGAGCTTATTTTGCGTTTCGGCATAAAACATTTGCGTAGCCTTGTCCGTCGTGTCGTAATCGCTGCTCAATGCAAACAGATCGCGCACCTTCTGATAAAATCGCTTTTCCGAGGCACGTATATCCCGAATGCGATCCAATAACTCGTCGAAATAGTCGGGGCGGCCGTCTGGGTTTTTCAGGCGCTCATCGTCGATAACGAAGCCTTTACGGAGATATTCGGCGAGATTGCGGTTTGCCCACTGGCGGAATTGCACGCCACGGATGGATCGGACGCGGAAACCTATTGCCAAAATCATTTCCAGTGAATAAAATTTTATTTGATACGATTTGCCGTTTGGGGCAACTGTTAAGTATTCCTTAATAGTTGATTCATCTGGTAACTCACCATCTTTTAATATGTTATTTATATGTTGGCTGATATTGGGAACAGAGGTGGCAAAAAGTTCTGCGATCTGTGCTTGATTGAGCCAAACGGAACCGTCGCGTGCTAATAAGGATACGCGACTTTTCCCATCCACCGAATTGTATAGGATCAACTCTTGCTCCATGATTATTTCCTTTCTTTGACCTCTAACACCGTACCGCATTTCGGACACATTATCGTGTTCGTCGGCTGAGGGGCGAAAAAATCCCCCACGTTACAGCCAATAGCAGCGGCGATACGTTCAAGCACTTCTACACTCGGATTCCCATTAATATGTTGGCTAAGTCCTACGGGTGTAATTCCCATTCTTTCGGCCACTTCTTTAACAGTTAAGCCGTTAGCTTTTATTGATCTCTTTATATCCATAGCTTTAAATGTTTGGTGTTGGTACAAATGTAGCTATAACTTTATTTTTCTACAAAAATAATAGCAAAAACTTTAATTTTTATTTGCATAATTAAATTTATAGCTTTATATTTGCATCAGAAAATAAAACCAATAGCTATAATAACTATGACAACGGCAACCTATACCACGATGCAAAACCTCGCCAAGCAGGCGGCAGCGTACATTACGAAGCTCAACGGCGAAGCCGAGACCTTCGAGATCGAGAGTAACGGTATTACGGCCGTTATCGCATACGACGCCGAGATCGTCGAGGACAAGGGTGACTACTGGACGGCGCCGAGCTGGTCGATCGAGGACGAAACGGTAGCCGTTGAAGCAGTTTATGACGAGGACGGCGAAGAAGACAAAGAAGCTGCTGACTGGTTGAAGAAAATGTTGAACTAACAAATAAAAACAATAGAACTATGAACGCATTTGCATTTAAAGTGATCGACGCGATCAACAGAGAAGGTATTGGCAATGAGGCATGGGGCCTTGTTGAAGAGGTAGATGACACCGTAGCCTATTTCGGCACAAGAGAAGAAATCGAACTGAAAGGCCAGTGGGCGTACGTCTATGCAGATAAAAACGACTTCTTCGGATACATCGACAAAGTCGAACCGACGAGAGTTCTACACGTTGAAGATTGCCAGTTGCTGCTTTACAAACTCGATTAAAAAGCCGTTCGGGCGGCTATAAACAGACCTCAGGCCCGAAGCGTGGCGGCACCTGCCGCCGGTGGTAAAAATGAAAGATATGAAAGACATAAAAATTGGCGACCCGGTGAGATTCGGACGCAATACTGGTGAATATCGAGGACAGTTCGATAAACTGAATATCGCAATGGTACTCGTTGGCAATAGGCTGTATTATGTTACATTTGAAAAAATTGAAAAGCTATGAAGACAAGAAAATCCTTCAAGGTGAACAGAGAGGCTGCGATCAAAATCGCAATGAACACAAACGGCATATCACGAGAGATCGCCAAGAAATACACAGACAGCGAGTTGAAAGAGTGCTTGCGACTACTCAAACTAAAAACCAACTTTTAACCTATATAACAATGAAACGAACCGACCTTTCCATCATCATGCGCACGGCGTGGCAGATGTGCCGCGCGACGGGTGTAACCTTTGCTGAGTGTCTGCATAAGGCATGGCAGGTGTTCAAATTGAAGATAAAGATGCGCGCGGGCATCGTGCAGTTCTTCTACCTCAAATCGAGTACGGGTGAATTGCGACAGGCATTCGGTACGCTTAAGGACGACTTATGCCCCGAAACAAAAGGTGACGACCGTAAGCCTAACAAACACCTCGTAACCTATTACGATACGGTTGCCGAGGGCTGGCGGTCATTCAGAATGTTCAACTTTGTAAAAGTTATATAATATATGAAACCAACGATGTACGTAGAAAAACGCAGCGATTTGACATTACTCAAAAAGGCATTCGAATTGACGGACGCGACATGTCACCGCACGCGGCTGAAGTGTGGGTGTAAAGCCTACAAAGGTGCAGACAACAATCGCGACGGCCTATTGATCGTCAAATATGACGCAGTAGTGCTTGAGATTATCCGCTGCAAAGGGTGTGTGAAGAAAAGACCTTAAAAATTGCAGCTCTCAATAAAAAATCGTATTTTTAATAAATAATTCAATAGTAAGATTTGCATAATGTGCCGAACGTGTCCACTTTTGCATCGAACAGATATATGCGGGGTAGTGCAGAGGTTACCACGGCGGGTTAGTGTCCCGCAGGCGCAAGTTCGATTCTTGCCCCCGCTACTAATGAAATTTACGGCTATGAAAATTTTAACGCTTATCATCAAACAAAAATGGTTCGACGCCATTTTGTCGGGTGAAAAAACGGTCGAGACCCGCGAAGTACGCCCGACCAACACGAAATACATTTCATACCGAGACAACAACACAGGCAAAGTCTACAAGAAAGACAGTGACGTGCCCGAATCGGCGTGGGACAGCGAGAAGGGCGTTGATACGGTTATCAACCACTACGATGCCATACAGTTCTGGGTAGGTTACGAAAAGAATCGCCCCGGCGCGCTGGTCGAAGTCAAAGGCGTCGAGCTGGTAGATGTTTGCGACGAAGAGACGAAAGAGCCGATTGTGTACGAGCACAACGGTAACGAATATACCATGACCGAGATCGACTACCACCTCGGCAAGGTAATCGAGAAAATGAATTGTTAAACCCTTAAAATCATTGCTGCACTCGAAGACGAAGACAAAAAACAGCAGAACAAATCGGGCAACAAACGCTACGTGCTCTTATTTCTAATGCAAATAGGGTAAGCGGTGGTGGTATTGATAGGTCAAATAGAATCATGAGAGCGAATGCAAAGGCATTGTTGCCCTATTATCAGAGAACAGGGAACAAACAAGCTGTCTCGGCTATGCGCTCCAGATTAGGGTTAGTCAATGGATAGAAAATAAACATTATTGTCAGACTTCTAAAATTCAAGCTGCACTCGAAATTCAGTAAGAAATCGAATCAATCGGACGACAGGCGCTAGCCGTGTTCGTTATCGTGCAGTAGGCGGTCGTGCGACGAATCGTGCCGGTCGTGCACGCGACATTCGCGCCGCCTTTGGCATGGCAACAGGTTAATCATGACCCCGATAGACCATGCAAACGAAGTGATTGCCTCTGTCCGTCAAAAAACGGACAGGGCGATCCTTTTTTATTCATGTGGCAAAGACAGCGAGGTATTGCTCGACCTAATGGCTCCGCACTTCAAAGAGATCGTTTGCGTGTTCATGTATTTCGTCAAGGGCCTCGACCACATTGACAACTATTTGCGAGCAGTCAAAGCTCGTTATGCCAATGTTACCATACTGCAAGTCCCCCATTGGACGTTGACGCGTGTTTTGCGTTGTGGGCTATACTGCATTCCTAACCCCAATGTAAAGCTGTTATCGTTGAAAGACGTTGATGAATCCGTCCGGATGAAGACGGGAATATCTTACTCTTTCTATGGAATGAAGCAGTCGGACGGAATGAATCGCTGTCTTATGTTGCGCGGATACGAGAACGAAGCTATAAGCAATACGAACAAGGTATATCCTCTATCCAAGTGGAAGAAATCGGACGTCATGGCCTACATCAAGGCAAAGAAACTGCCTGAACCCATATCCTACAACAAGAACAAATCGCAAGGTCTGACGTTTTTGCCGGAGGTATTCGATTACCTCCGCCGGCATTATCCGCAAGACCTCGAAAAGATTTACAAAGTATTCCCCTTATCCCGAAATATATTACTGCGATATGACGAAGAGAAAAGAGCAGCAGCCCAAATACAAGCAAAGTGAAACGGTCGTAATCAAGCGATCACAAATCAACTTTGCTCCATACAATCCACGCAAAGAAGACCCTGAAGTCATCAAGAAGCTCAAAAAGAACTTTAAAACTGTCGGCTATCTGGGCGGTATCGTATGGAATCAGTTGTCATCTTATCTGGTTTCAGGGCACAAGCGCGTACAGACGCTTGACATCATCAACAATTACGACGGGACACCTGAAACGGATTATGAGATCAAGGTAGAAGCTGTAGAGTTAGACGACAAGACAGAGCGCGAACAAAATATCTTCATGAACTCGCCCTCCGCAATGGGAGAATTCGACATGGAGAAAATAAAAGTACTTGTACCGGAAATAGACTATAAAGCCGCTGGCCTTTCTGAAGCAGACATGAACATATACGGTATATCCGTCATGCAGGACGAAATAAGTTCAGAACTGTCTGATACGTTAGGTGATTTCGAAGAGATACAACGACCGTTTGAGGAACGCAAGGCCGCGGTAAAGGAGATGAAAGAACAGATTCGTCAACAGGCAGAGCAAAAAGCGGAAGACATCGAATCCTATGTAATGCTCAACTTTAAGTCTTATAGGGCGAAATCATCATTCATGCTTCGGTTCGGGTTCAGGCCAGACGACAAAATAATCCCCGGCGAAATGTTCTCGGATATGGTTGAACGGGTCGAATAACGACAAAAACGACAGTATAAAAAATGGCAATGCCCTCCAAAAAACCGAAATTAGATACCTTTCGCAAGGTTGCAAATGCTTGCGGCGGTATTTTGTCAGACATAGCTGCTAATTTAGGTGTAGAGCGTAGCACAATTTACACATGGTGCAATGATGATGAGCAATTCGCCCAAGCCCTCGAAGATTCCCGTGAACGGTTCGTTGATTTGGCCGAAAGCAACCTGCGTAAATTGGTTGCCGGCGTTCCGGCCATCGAAAAGGACGAGAATGGCGAAAAGAGATTTGCCGGTTGGATCGAACGTCCCTCCGAAACAGCGATCATTTTCACTCTCAAAACACGCGGAAAAAAACGGGGATATGTAGAACGTCAAGAGGTTACAGGAGCAGATGGTGCCGAACTTATTCCACCTCGCACTCTCTCTCCCGAAGAGGCAAGACAATATGGGTTAAAACTTAACGAAGAGTATTAACGCACTACTCCGATTCGCGACATAGACATAGAGCGTACCTTCTGTCTTTCCGGTATGCTGAATTTCACCCGTTACATGTTCAAGCATAAGACGGGGATGCGGTTTATTGTCGGCGATCATCATCGCAAAATATGCGAAGCTCTTGACAAAGTCGTCCGTGGCGAAATAAAGCGTCTTATTATCAATATTGCGCCACGATATGGCAAGACCGAACTTGTCTCTAAGAACTTCATCGCCTACGGGCTGGCGTTAAACCCCCGCAGTAAATTCATACACCTATCATACTCCGATGATCTTGTTCTCGACAACTCGAAAGAGATCAATGAAACGGTACAATCAGACTACTACCAGCGGCTTTTCCCTGAAGTAGTCGTCGAAAGCAAGAATGCTAAAAAGTGGTATACATCCGTCGGAGGCGGACTGTATGCAGTAAGTGCAGCAGGACAGGTTACAGGATTTGGTGCAGGTCAAGTAAATGATCCGTATAGGGAGCGGCGCGAAATGGGTGATTTTATTCCTGCGTGGGAAAGCGATTTTGCGGGAGCTATTGTTATCGACGACCCGATCAAACCGGAAGATGCACTATCCGAAACGATCCGCGAGCGGGTGAACAATCGCTTTGAATCGACTATCCGCAACCGCGTGAACTCGCGCAATACGCCTATCATAATCATTATGCAACGGCTCCATGAGCACGATCTATGCGGCTATCTTCAGGAGATCGAGCCGGAGGAATGGACGGTACTTTCGTTGCCCTGCATCTGGCATGACGAAAACGGACAGGAACAGCCTCTCTGGGAATTTAAGCATACGCTGGAGGAACTGCACAAAATCGAGAGATCGAACTCATTTGTCTTTGAAACGCAATATATGCAGAACCCGAAGCCGCTGGAAGGTTTGATGTATGGAGAGTTTAAGACATACGACATAATTCCATATGCAGCATCTATGAAGCGAAAGAACTACACGGATACCGCTGATACCGGCAGTGACTATCTGTGTTCTATTTGCTATACGGAAACTCCCATCGGCAATTTCGTGACGGACATTTTATATACACAGAAACCGATGGAATATACCGAGCCGGCAACAGCCGAGATGCTGTCCCGAAACAAGACGGAGATCTGCTACGTCGAGAGCAACAATGGCGGCAGGTCTTTCGGGCGCAATGTTGAGGCGCAGTGCCGAATAATCGGTAACAACTTTACATCGTTCAACCCATTTACGCAGACCGCCAACAAAAGGGTGCGTATTTTCACGCGATCGAATGAAGTGCAAAACCTTATTTATTTTCCGACCGGATGGGAGCACAAATGGCCGGAGTTCGCCTCGCATGTCAAATCATACCGTAAGCAGCAGGAGTTCAACAGCCATGACGACGCCGAAGATGCCCTGACCGGAGTAATCGAAAAGCGGGGGTATTTCAACAATGAAGAAGATTTAGACAAAGAGGATTTAGGAATTTGGTAAAAAGTACGGATATGGGATTTATAGACAACCTACTCAATGCGATACGCAATAAATATCTGAATGCAACCGGTGCAGAACGTGATCTGCTTACGCTTATCAAGGACAAAGACATTACACAGGCTCAAACACTTATGCAGAATCGCGATACGGAGGTTTTGCAGGCGATTCAGGAATATAACCCCGAACTCCACCGTATTATGCGAAAGGCCGATAAGATGCGGAAAGGCCAGGAGCCTTATCGTACCGAGAAGTTGCCTCGTGCACGACAGAAGTACATCAATGAGGTGGAACTATTCTTTCTGCTCGGGAATCCGATACGATGGAAGAAGGTGAACAACGAAGGTTCGGACGAGGCTTTCGAAGCATATAATCAATTTTTGCAAGATACACGATTCAACGTTTCCATGCGTAAAGCAAAACGCATTGCGGGAGCAGAAACTGAATGTGCCAAGCTCTACCACATCTATCGGGACGAGAATTTCCAACCGCAGGTAAAAGTTGTGGTAATTTGCAAGTCGAAAGGATACACCCTACGTCCATTATTCGACCTATACGAGAACCTCATTGCATTCGGGTATGGGTACTACCTTAAAGAGGGGACATCAACTATCGAGCATTTCGATATTCAAACACCTGATACGATCTACCGATGCAAACGAGGATCTCTTAATTGGGAGGTTATTGCAACTCCCAATCCAACCGGAAAAATCAATGTTATCTACTACCGACAGGATAAAGCGTGGGGAGGCCTCAACCCCCGCATAGACCGCGAGGAGGATATAGACAGCAAAATATCCGACACAAATAACTATTTCGCAGACCCTATCGCCGCAGCAACGGGCGATGTCGTAGATTTTTTGAAAGGTCGAGCCGACAAGCCCGGGAAAATGATTCGGATGACCGGAGCGGATTCAAAATTCGAGTACATCAATCCACCGACCTCTTCCGAGACGCAGCAACGGGAAAAGGAAGACCTCGCGCAGTCCATCTTGTTCGACACTTTCACGCCCGAGTTTACACCCGAGAAAATGGCTGGGCTGGGAACTTTGTCGGGCGAAGCGATCAAACGCGCGATGGTACTGGGATATATCAAGCGCGAAAATAATAAAGAGATATACGACATAGCCGTAGATAGGGAGAAAAATCTTATTCTCGCTATTATGATGAATGTAACCCATATTCATTTGCGTCCTGATTTGGCTGCGCTCAAAATAGAACACGAATTTGCCGAACCGTTCAATGAAGATGTCACCGCACGTTGGGCGGCTATAGGCCGTGCTGTGCAGGATGGCGTTATGTCGCTGGAAAAGGGCGTTGAACTAATGGGAACGGCCGATGATGTTACCGCTGAAATCGAGCGAATAAAGCAAGCGAAGGCAGAGGCATCTATGAACAATATTATAGAGCCAACATTCTAATTCGAAACGATGCCCGGATTGAATTTGAAAGCCGCCCAATGGGAGCAACAGCACAAAACGCATGTCGAAGAATATCTACGACAGATAGAGGCTTTGTATGATGTGGCCTCGGATGAATTGATTCGACTGGGAATGGGATATAAATATCAACCCAATACGGGGCGATTGTTCGCCTTCTCATCAAACAAAAGCCGTAGTAAACAAGCCGATGCCTCGTTATCTTCATTCCGAAATAAGTTGTCCACTATAATTACAGCGGGGATCACTTCGGAATGGTTTTTTGCCAACGACAAGAACGATTCATGGGTAAAACAACTATTCGACAATCCGAAAAAAGGATGGATGCTTCACAATCTCGGTGCACTTGAGGCATTTCAACGTAGAACAACTTACGGGCATAATTTATCCGAAAGAGTTTGGAGTATCGCCAAGCAGTTCGAACGGCACATAGAATTATCCTTATCTATAGGTATCAGCGAAGGCCGAAGCGCTGCCGATATAAGCCGTGATGTACGCGTCTATCTGAATGAGCCGGACAAACTATTTCGACGTGTCCGAAATGCGTTCGGCAATCTTACCCTGTCGAAAGTGGCGCAGGCTTATCACCCTGGGCAAGGCGTTTACCGGTCATCTTATCAGAATGCTATGCGTATGGCTCGCACCGAAATAAACAGCGCTTATCGTGAAGCCGACAGTATCCGCTGGCAACAACTTGATTTTATTGTCGGATATGAGGTAAAAACATCAAAATCGCACGTACAGTGGCTGGCAAAGTTCTGGTATCCGCGCTTCAAAAAAGGGCGTGCGCCGCTGGAAATATGTGACGCAATGGAGGGAAAATATCCGAAATCTTTCAAATTCATCGGGTGGCACCCGAACTGCAAGTGCTATGCAGTGCCAATTATAGCCAACGAGGGCACGGATAGGGATTTTTGGGAGGAACCGCTGAATGAGGTCAAGGATGTGCCCGACAACTTCAAACGATGGGTCGAGGACAACACCGAAAGAATCGAAAAGGCGAAGAATTTGCCGTATTTCATAGGGGAAAACAAAAAACACTTCAATGATTCGCTGTTCATCAATCGCGATGCCGTATAACTCTTGGCAAAAGCGCAGTACGTAGGGAATAAGTTGCAAGGTGTTGCATAAGGAGTTGAGGCAAAGTATGAGGCATCGTGCACGCCTATAAACTACAAAAGCAAGAATAGCATCGTTCGCAAGGTGAAACAGGAAAGGCAAAATCTATTAACACCAGGTTTCATCGTCCATTTGGCGGACATTCTCTCCGTCACTGTAAGCACTGTTCCAAAATGAAACACCCTTTGTCCGGCGAAATAGTGCGTCGGTTAGGCGTGAGGTTGTTGCTATTCACCACATCCAAGAGGAGAAATGCAGTAAAAACGGAATGACCGACGGAAATAAGATGTGCCCCGCCGATCATTCCAACTAAAATAACACGATATGACAAAGGTGCTGCACCGAGGCACATTATGCAAATAATCGTATTAAAAATTCGTCAGTAATGCAGCATTTTTCTCTCGTTCCTCTCGTTCGAAGCTGGCAAGGTAATTTTCCGTCGTCTTGAGATCTTGGTGTCCGAGGCTTTCCGATATGTAGGCGATATTCGCCCCTGAACGCTTCAATACCGTAGCGAACGAATGCCGGGCGGCATAGGTAGTAATCTTCCCAACCCCGATAGCCTCCCCGATTCGTTTCATTCGTAGGTTTATTTTGGTTATAAATTCGCGCGAAACAAGTTTTACGCGAAACGCATCCTCCTTTCCGGTCAAGATCGGAAACAAGTAATTATCCGGAGCCGGAGAATTGCCCCACTTGTCGATTATCGCTTGCATTGGAGAGGTTATTATAGCCCGTATCACTTTCTCATCCCGGCTTGTACGCTCGGTCTTTTGACGGGTGAAGCAAATTTCGCCGTTTTCAATATTTTTGAACTTCAGCCTAATAAAGTCGGCGACGTTGATTCCATTACACAAGTAGAGGAACAGCCAATAATCCCGGTATTTGGCCGTTGTTTCGGTGCCATCATCATAACGGGATATTTGCCCTATTTGCTCCAAAGTGAGGGCCAATTTTCGACCGTGACCGTTTTTTATTTCATATTTCCCCTTATTGAACGGATCATCCACTGGACGAATGATCCCACAGTGTTTCGCTTCGCTTATTATAGCTCTAATGGCTCGCATCGTAATGGAAATAGTCGTTGTATTGCGTCCTATCTCTCGCTGATGGTTCTCATATTCCTGCAACCATTTAGGCGTTATATTGGAAAACGGAATCGATTTCCCGGCAAATCGTTCTATGGAGTTTAATGTCGTCTTATATACCCACATCGTACCGACCCGTTCCGCTTGCTTCAGCCGTTCGATTTTGGCTTCGAAAGCCGTGTTTATCGTTCCGGCTGTTGCACCATTCAACCGCATATTGAGTGTGTAAAATGAAAAATTTCCCGCATCGGTCAAATCCCGCACGAAATCCCGCACGATATTGAATCGAGCTTCTATTTCCTCCCGAACCTGAATCAGCGATCGCAATTTAGTAGTAGGCATCTTGCGCCACTCATCGACGGATAACGTCTTACTGGTAGTGTAATACTTCTGTTTGCGGGCGAATCCGACCTGTACTTTTACGGGATATTTCCCGTCTGCTTTGGGGCGTCTGGTGTCTAATACAGTGAACACCGAAACCGAATCTTTTGTGTATTTAAACATAGGTCAAAATTTGCATACATTGTACATACAATTTACATACAAAATTACAAAAACAATCCGAAAATCAAAAAACAACAATTCGATTTTTAGGGAATTATTCACTGATAACCAGCATTTTTATATGAAATATAAAAATAGGGCAAAATCAATAAAATACTATATATTATTGCTTCGGAAGTAATATCGGCACGGCTCTATCCTTATGATGTGGACGACAACCTGGTTGCAGTAGCCTGCATGGATGCAGGGTTGTCGGCAGACGGAGAGTATTCGTCAGCCAACAAGGTTTCGGTAGCGAAAGCCGCCATTGACATCCTGAAGCAGCTTATCGTTCTGGCGTCCGAAGGCAACGGCGGATATTCTATCGGCTATAATGTAGAGGAATTACGCCGCCGCATACATGCTCTCGCAAAGGATAACGGCCTAACCGATATTGCCGACGAATTCAATCTTCAACCGACCGTAAAGTTCTTATGATCCGATTTCCCTATATACTTCAACGTTGGAATCACAACACGGATGAATGGCAAACGGTGAGCCGCTGTAATGCTCGTTACGACGGCAAAGCCCGGTTCATTGAATCGCCTAACGGAAAAGTGATCGAATATACCTATGAGGTAGTTATGCCGCAGAATGTACTCCCCCTCGAAGAAAATGAGGAGGTCCGCATCCTCGATAGATGCGGCAAAAATATATTCGACCATCGTCTCGGTGCTCCTATCGGTTCCACGTTAGAAGATTCGGTGTCGTACCCAGTGCAAGGCTTCTACAAAAGCGGACAAAGGTATGAATACACGAAAATATGGCTATAAAAGGATTGCACAATGATAACCACCAACGATGCACAGGACATTTTGATTCGTGATTGCACTGATTTCGGGATTAAAACATTTCCTACCTGGGATGTTCCGGAAGGCAGAATAAAAAACGAGCGAATCGTAGTTGTAACGCCATCGGAACAATCTCCGGCGACTTACTGGGAATCCTGTTACATCTCGGTGAATCTATGTATCCCGGACATCAAGGGAATTGCAAATCGAAACCGGCTTAAAGAACTCGAACGGGCTGCAAAATCAAAATTCAAATCATGGACCTATGGGCAATATGATAATACGGCATATCACTACCGATACGAAAATATAGGTTGTGAAGAGGATAAAGACCTCGGGTGCCACTATGTCTATGTCCGGGTTCTGTTCAGAGTGTTAAACGTAAAAAAAGATTAAAAATATGGCAACTATTACAGCCGTAGGCATCAAAAACATCTGGTATGCAGACCCCGCGAAAGTCACGGGCGATCTGACAGGAACGCTGTTGGGAACCATCCTCAAAGACCCTACCACCAAGAAGGTGCCGAATGTCCATCAGGACACGTGGAGCCTCGATGAAGCCGAGCCCTCCACAACACAATACAAAAATCAGCTCACCGACGGCGTATATCGTCAGTCAAAAGAGATGGGTGAAGTCACCATGAACTTCGCCATCGGCCAATACGACTACAAAACGAAGGCGGCATTCATGGGTGGCACAGGAACGGAAACCACCTGGAAGCGGGCACGTGGCGTCACTAATATCGAGAAGTGCATGGTTGCACTTACAGAAGACGACCAATACTGCGTCTTCCCAAAGGCTTCCATCGTGGCGCGAAATGCCGAAACAGACGATGCCGTTGCTATCAGTGTCGTCGCAACAGCACTGGAGCCCGACAATACGGATGTATCGTCTGAATATTGGTTCGATGCATCTGAGGTTACGGATGCCGCTTCGATAATGAGTGTATCAAGCAAATAACAGCCTTATATCACATCGACAAAGGGGCGGGAGGCGTAAGCCCCTCGCTCCTTTTTATTTATAAGCTTTCAAGATATGGATTTCATCAGCTTCCGCATAGCCGGAAAAAGTTATAGCATATATGGTATGTCCCCGCTGACCGCCATACGCATTATGCAGGCGCGGGACATAAAAAAAGAGCCGGATAAAAGTATCGGATGCCTTAAGGCAATGACCCAAAGTGTAGCTTTAGGTATATCTGACAGCAAAAACATATTCAATATATTAAAACGCATCGTGCTCCGGCGAAAATTCCTAAAAAAAGCCTCACTCGACGAATTGTTTGACGCCTATAACAAAACTCTAAAAATGATTCCTTTGGAGGATATGGCTGGTATCAGCGCCGTTATGGAGCAGCTCTCACAATCAATCGCAAAGGATCATGAGTAAGTCCGCCAACATCGTCGCTGCATCATTGCTGAACAAACATCATGTAATAGTACGGATCGGGCGACTTAATTTCCGGTTTTACCAACCCTATATCAAGGATCTCGCACGGGCTTTCGCAGACGAACGGCTGGACCTTTCCATTGACGGGCGACAACGATATTCGCTGAAAACTATGTCAAAGCTACTATTTCACTGCCGTTGGCAACAACGACTGTTCTTATGGTACGCCGGACGCTACAGCGATTACCGACAAATCCGAATCGCAGCACAGAAAATCGCCGACATCACCACAGGAAAAGATCTGCTGGAATCAGTCAAAATCGACAAAACACGCAAGAAAACCATCACAGAAACTATTGGGAACAACTCTATTGCGGGCATCATGGCGACTATGATGAAACACCTGAACATCAGCTACCGTGACGCCTTCGAAAAAGTGAACTACCCCACTATGATGTTGATGATGATCGACAAGGTGCGATCGCTCGTGGGCGATGAAAAGAAAATAGTCAAGGGCAGCGGCAAGGAGATGGCCGCAAGAAGAAGACAAAAGAACAAATGAGCGCATTATCATTCAAAATAAACGCCGAAACCGATAAATTAAACAGTTTTATCACCTCTCTGGAGCGATTGAAACAGGTTTTGGCTACTATTCCTTCAGGAACAAAGGAGTTTGACGTTGTAAATAAGAAAATCGCTGAAATGGAGGCTCGTGTCGAGCAATCAATAAAGCGAATTACTCAAATGCAGAACGAGGCGGCAAAAACAGTCTCACAAACAGAGCCCCAATCACTATCTACCCCATCGTCAACTGCATCTACCGCAGGAGCACAGGCTGCCAATGCGGAAGCCGAAGCATGGCGCGGTTTGCTGGATGAATTGCACGCTGTAAGTCTTGCAAAGCGTGAAAATATCGAACAAATAGAACAGTTAAAAGCCGCAAACCGAGGTCTGAAAGCACAATATGATGCTTTGAATAAAGCCGAGCAGAATGGCTTCGCCTTGACGGACAAACAAATTGCCCGTCGAACATCCTTATCTTTGACTTATGAAGAAAATAAGCAAGCTATTTCACGAATGCGCCAAGAGGTTGCGAACCAAATCAAACTGGAGCAAGTCGCACATGGCTCTATAGATGAAATGTCGCAAGCCCTCGCTCGGATGCGGACCGTTTACAGATCGCTCAATGAAGGAGAACGCGGGAATACATTCGGTCAAAACCTTCTCAAAAACATTCAGGCTCTCGACACAAAGATCAAAGAACTTGACGCTTCGATGGGAGTTCATGCCCGCAATGTCGGTAATTATGCTTCCGGTTGGAATGGACTGTCGTTCTCAATCCAGCAGGTCGCTCGGGAACTACCGTCGCTGGCCATAAGCCCGCAAACCTTCTTCCTCGCCATATCCAACAACCTGCCCATTTTAGCCGATCAGCTCGCCTTAACAAGACAACGGGTGAAAGAACTCAAAGCCGAAGGCCAATCATTCACACCGGTTTGGAAGCAGGTTATTAAATCGATCATTTCTTGGCAAACGCTTCTGGTTGCCGGAATCACGGTTTTAACCCTTTACGGCAAGGAAATCACCGAATGGGTTGGCTCGCTGTTCAAGGGGAAACAGGCTTTTGATGCCGCAAAACAAGCCGCAGAGCAATTCCACGCGACAATGACTGAAGGGGCAATTTCCGCTCAAGCCGAAATTACCAAACTCGATTTATTGTACCGGGCAGCAACAAATGTAGCTAAACCCTACAACGAACGAAAAAAAGCGGTCGAAAGATTACAGGAAATATATCCCGCCTACTTCGGAAATATGTCCGAAGAGCAAATTATGGTCGGGAATGCTATTAGCGCTTACAACAATCTACGGGATGCAATTATTGAAGCTGCACAAGCACGGGCAGCGATGGATGACATTACAGAACTTCAAGGGCAAAAAATAACTATTGAATACTTACCTGAATACCAACAATTATTCGGCACAAAGCAACAATATAACGCTATTTTAATGCGAGGACGCTTAAAAGGGCAAACAGATGAAGAATATACGGCTTTATTACAATCATACGTCAAAGCCATGGATGAAGCCCAAAAAGCCGCAGAAAAAACATTAGAAAAAAATAACAATGAGTTATATAAAAAATTCAAAGAAAGCGGAGCTAAATATCTTACAGAATATGTTGATTCATTAAATCAACAAAGTGAATATCTTCTTCACACTGCTGAAAAACTCTACACTTCATCCACTTGGGAAGAGAAAAATGCCGAAGCAGAGGCAGCCCGCCGCAAAGCCGAACAAGATGCCCAAAAAGCGGCTTCACAACAGGAAAAAAATTTGAACGATCTCGCAAAAGCCATCCAAAAGCTGCGCGATGATGCTCTTCAAGCCGAGATCGATTCAATGAAGGATGGGACAGAGAAAAGGGTTGCACAAATAGAACTCGATTATCAACGGCGGGCAGAGGCGATCAACGAAGCAGAACAACGCATCATAGAGCTCCAGGGAAAACTAACCCAAAAACAAGAAGAGCTATTCGCTCAACTTCGCCAGGTAAACGACAATCGCCGCAAAAACGAGCGACATGAAGCGATCGCAGGTCCACCCATAGACACAAACTTTGCCGAATACTGGAAAAAAGAACAAGCCGACTGGGACGAATATTATATGAAATACGGCACTTTCCGTGAGAAAATGCAGGCCACCAAAGATTATTATGACCGTAAGATGGCCGAAGCGACCACTGAAGGTGCGCGAGCTGCAATCCAAGCCGAGCGAGATGCGGCTTTGGCTGTATTCGAAGTACAAGCCTCTGACTGGGCAAAAGAAATCGTAAACTTGTCTGTTGAGAAACTTGAAGAATTACTTTCAGAAGTCGAAGCACAATTAGAAACCGCTCAAACGGCTTATGACGCGCTTGCATCTTCCGGCACACAGGAGGCTGCCGGATATATTGATACGATCAACAAGCTCAAAGCGCGAATTGCCGTATTAAATGCACTACTCGGAAAAACAAAAAAAGGGGTCTCCGACAGTAATTGGGCCGAAGGAGCCAGATTACTCAATGAATTATCCGCAACAGCCCGCGAAGCGGCAAGTGCCTTGAGCGAGTTTGATGAAGGATTAGGAAAAGCTGCGACTTTCATCGCAACAATGGCAAGTGCCGCAGGAAACCTTATCGCTACAATAGATGGCGTAACAGACGCAGCAAGTGCAGCGGGGACTGCAATGTCCGCATTGGAAAAAGCAAGTCTCGTTCTCACAGCTATATCAGCCGGATTTCAGTTAATACAAGGTGCGCTTAGTTTATTCAATTTTGGCCCGGATTATTCCGAATATGAGGAATTAAAACAACAATACGAGGCAATAAACGACATTTGGGATAATCTGATAGACAAAAAGAAAGAATATATTGACATATCGTATGGGCAAGAAGTTCGCCAGACAGAACAAGAAATAATTGATTTAGTCAATAAACAGACAGAATCCTATAAGGAACTCGCCCGTGCCCGTCTAAATTCTGGCGGTTCAACGACAACGCGAACGATAGGACGCCGGACCTGGAGAGATATGTCTGCCGAAGGGTGGGCACAAGCCAGAGAAGCATTAGGAAATGATGTTTGGAAAAATGAATGGCAGAATGAAGCCAATCGAATGATGTGGCTGACGGACCTTTCCGCCGATCAATTACGAACATTGCGAGATGAAGCCAGCATTTTCTGGACACAACTCGATGGAGATGTCCAAAGCTATCTCAATAGCATCATCGAAGGGGAAGAAAAAATAGAAGATGCCCGGAAAAAGGCACAGGAACAACGTACGCAAATATCATTCGATTCCATGTACGATAATTTCATCAGTACTTTGATGGATATGGATGCGAGCGCAAAAGATTTTTCAGAAGATTTCTCCCAATATTTGATGAAAGCTGTACTGACAGCAAAAGTCGGGACATTGCTTTCAGATCAACTCGAAGGTTGGTATGCAGCTTTTGATGAAGCAATGAAAGATGGAGTGCTGACCGAAACTGAAACCGAAAAATTAAGAGAATGGTGGGACGAAATTGTCAAAAGTGGCCTCGAAATGAGAGATACCATAGCACAAGCTACTGGGGTAGAAAACATTTCCAGCCAATCGGCTACATCCCGAGGATTTCAAGCTATGTCGCAAGATACCGGAAGTGAGCTTAATGGACGTTTCACGGACATTCAAGGAAAAGTTACCGACATCCGAGGATATGTTATGACCGAAACACAGTCTATTATCGGACTTATATCGTCTATAACAAGCATTCAGATTGCTGCTGTCCGAAATGTGCAGATCAGTAATGAACTGTTGCAATACGCCGTAAAAACCTATCTTGAAGTCGCTGAAATCAACACGACAACCCAAGCAATGAACGATACATTAACCTATATAAGGGAGGACATAACGGCAATAAAACGGAATACGGCAAATATATAGCGAAGAAACTTACAGAATGAGAAAAGGGGCTATAAAGCCCCTTTCTGATTATCAATTTTATGTGCAACATCGACATCAAACACGACCTCCTGCTCTAAATGCGGGACGGTACTGGAGGTGAAGAAACGGGAATAGCTTCCATCTACTTGCCGTTGGGCAGGAGCATCATTTCACAAAACATTCACTTTTTTTGTGTATATTCCAAAACAAAGCATTATATTTGCATTGAAAACAACACGGCACGATGTTTATAGAGTTCGACAAAGAGTATTTGCGTGAGCTGTTCGAGCAAGGGCACACGAGAGATAAAAAGCACCGATACCAGCCAGAAGTAATACGGGGATATTTCAAATGCGTTATATTACTGAAACGGACAGAAAACATAGAAGAGTTATACCGGATTAACTCGTTAAATTACGAAGTTCTGCAAGGCGATAAGGCCGGTATTTCGTCTATTCGCATCAATCGCAAATATCGACTTGAATTTACCGTAAGGGAGGTAATGAACGAACAGATAATAACCGTGTGCCGATTATTGGAGATTAGCAATCATTACAAGCAATAGCGATATGGAAACAACAAAAAAAATTTACGCACCGCATGAATTGATATGCGCCGAACCGATCCATCCCGGCGAAATACTCAAAGACGAATTGCAGGCACGAGGCATATCGCAACGAAAATTCGCCGGTATTATCGGCATGCCTTACACGGCATTTAACGAGATTATCAACGGACACCGACCGATAACAACCGATACGGCATTAAAAATCGAAGCGGCAACAGGGATAACCGCCAATTTATGGATAGGCTTGCAATCCGATTACAATATGCAAACTGCCCGCCGCGATACCGGACTTGCAGCGATGCTGGATCAGATACGCAAGGCGGTTGCGATGTTATAGCTATGATGAACAAAACGTACACCATAGACGCTCAAAGCCTTGAAAAAGCGCACGCCCTTTTCGAAAGCGGCGATATAGACCGTATTGAGGTGGGAACGGTCAAAGGGTTACAAGATATACACCGGTATTTATTTGGCGGGCTGTATGACTTTGCGGGAAAGATTCGGACGCAGAATATATCAAAAGGCGGTTTCCGCTTTGCCAATGCCTTGTATTTGGACGCTATTCTGCCGGTGATAGAGAGTATGCCAGAAACGACGTTCGAAGAAATAATCGCTAAATACGTCGAAATGAATATCGCCCATCCATTTATGGAGGGGAACGGACGGGCCACCCGAATATGGCTCGATATGATTTTGAAAAAGCGTATTCGGCGGGTGGTGGATTGGCGTAAGGTGGACAAGGATTTATATTTGCAAGCTATGGAGCGCAGCCCGATAAACGATCTGGAGCTACGCACGCTGCTCGGCAGTGCATTGACCGACCGCACGGAGGATCGGGAGGTCATTTTCAAAGGAATCGAACAGTCTTACTATTACGAAGGTTACGAGGCATAACCAAACCGCCCATATTTTTAGATAGTTTTTTATTACTCCCGAATGTATTGATTATAAATACTTTATATTTTGGGGTGTAGGTATTATTCAAAAATAAAGCCGAGGATCAATCCTCGGCTTTATTGCAATTCTATTGTTTTATATAAACACCCAGTTCTTTTCCAGTAGAAGTATTTGTTACAGTCATAGCAGAACCCGATATAATTCCTTCTAATTCTGCTAATCCATATTCCAAAGGCAATAAAGTAACTTTAGAAGAATAGTAGGTATATTTATAAATGGTTGTTCGATAAATCTGGGATGAACCAGCAAATTTCAAAATATAATGACACTCATTATCATCGAATGAAAATGAGCCTGAAATACCATCCTCTATTCTTTCCCAAGTCGTACCAGACAAAGGATTTGAATTTGCTTCGTCATCTTTCGAACATCCAACAAATACCAATGTAGCCACAGCTACAAAAAGAAGTAAAATTTTTTTCATAATACAATAAGTTATTGGTTAGACATTGCAAAAGTACAAAATTCCCCCCCCCGCAAAATTTTGAAAGAAATTTTTGTTCAATGTGCCAATAATAGTGTATTTTGCACTATATGAAAATAGAGAAAGACATAGCCGATTTGGACTCATTCATCAAAGGAATCGAACCCGAAGTAGTGGGATTCCTCGACGAGCGGGCACGGCAGGCCGTTGCTCTCCAACAGGCAAAATCCGACTATCAAAATCATACATGGAACCTTCGGAGCGCGGTCGGATATGTCGTAACTTATAATGGAAAAGAGAAAAAACGATTCATAGGAGATCAAAACCACCCTGACCCACGAGCTGCCGAAGCCACAAACAAACTGCTGAACGAAGAAAATAAAGCAGGGACCGGTATTATTTTCGGAGATGGAATGTTCTACGCCTCCTTCGTGAGTTCGAAAGGATATGATGTCATAGATACAGCAGAATTATATTTAGCCAAAGCCTTAAACGATAAAAAATGATCGGAGATTTATTGATAAACGGATCGGACGCCTACGCGAAAGGGATTGCGATGGGCGACGATTTTCTGGGAAATATACTATCCCCCTCTTCATTGAAAAGTTTTGTCGAGAATGACGATCCGACAAAAAACGGTAAAGAGGTTATTTATCCTCAAACACCGAAGTTGGCATCACGGGATTTGACATTAACTTTCACAATATTTGGTAATACTACGACAGAACACCTTACCAATTACAAAAATTTCATCGCTCTATTGCAAAAAGGAGAAATTTCCCTGTCCATACCGGCATTAGGAACGGAAGTGTATCATTTGACCTACGTCGGCGATTCAGGCAGCTACATGATAGAAGCCGATCGCCTGGCATCGAGATTAACAGTGAAATTTAACGAACCCAACCCCGCAGATCGGGCAGCACGCGAATAGGAAAGGACGGGAATCTATCCCAGCCTTTTACTCGCTTCTGCTATTCATCGTAAAATGATGCGTTAGCCCCTCCCCATCCTTATCAAATCAATTGCAGTTCTTCTCCAATCTTACGAATTTCGCTCTTTATCATTTCCATACGTTAGGACAATAAACGTGTATTCGGCTACGTTTTCATAGTGCAACTAAAAAGTTGGCAAAAAATTTGCACCTCGAAAAAACGTGTATTATATTTGCATCATATAATGAAATATAGACGTACGGGTCTATCCGTAACCACGAATATCGAACATAAAGGATACAATAAGACCGTCATAATATTACATGGCGGTCTTTTTATTTATTGACAATATAAAAAACTTACGTTTATGAAAAAATTTCATTCGGCTCTTTTTGACTTTTGTTGGTTCCCTAATTATGACGCATCTATTGAATATCTTGCGAATAATATAGCAGATCCGGAACCATGGGATTTCTCAGATGCTACGCAAGCCAAATATTCCATTTTGAAAAGTTATATCGAACATACTTTCCGCAAAATTAAATCTGAAAATAAAATATCCTTTTCTTCTGATAACAATTTTGCATGTTTCAATACTGGACTTGTAACTGCAAATTTGGAAAGCATATTTGCTCTTGCTGAACGCAACAATAGGCCAGATGTAGCCGAGAAAGGTTTATCGCCTTATGTTTTCAAGGCATTTGTCAGGGAAAGCGATATTCAGCTAATTAGCAAATTCGGCGATAATATTCCGGACATTGCTGATTTTTTCCAGAAACCCGAGGATTTGATTTTCAATCCTCAATGCAGGGTAGTCCCTCAAATCGACCATATCATTGCGGACAACATGGACAGATTTCCTGCACACATGCAAGGGCTGAGTTCAGACGAAATGCGCAGAAGACTCGTTGGCGCGATTAATGAAGCCCAAAAAAAAGCAAGGTCAAATTACAAAATAGCTGTCCCCCAGTATTACGAAGGGAAAATACAACTTCTGTTGCCCTTATGCCTTACCCCTGGATCACCCAATCCGGATTTAGCTTTAGCCACGCATAAAATAGGGAATAATACCTATACAGCGCGCACATGCTTAACATTGAAGATGGCATATAACAACGCTCGTCTAATCGTTAAGCCGCAAAGTTCATGGCTTAAACCTTAAAATACGGATGGAAGCAACCCCCTCTTGCCCCGGTCAAAAGACCGGGGCGTTTTTCTGTATTTTTTCTTAAAATTACTTGCATAATGTGCCGAAACCCCACACTTTTGTATCGACCCTGTGATGGCACAGGATACATATATCGACGAAATGACAATATACAACCCTTCCGGTAAAGCGATATACGATGCGCCCGTAACAACGAGTGCCATTATCAAATACGCACTTATGGGGGATTATTACATCGAACTCCCCTTTAGTTTGCTTACCCCGCTGGATTTCCCCCTCGGATCATACATCACCTACAAAGGCCGCAAATTCGAAATCATGTCGGAGGTTTATCCGGATTTCGACAACAAAACCGGCGGCTACAAATACACGCTTCAGTTCCAGGCGCAGCAAAACCACATGAAAAATTTCATCTGCTTCTGGCTGGGAGGCGATAATCCTGAAGCTGTATTCCACAACACGACAGACTTGGCATCCTTCGGGGCGCTCATCGTCGCCAACATGAACAAGGCACTGGGAGGAAACAACTGGCAGATGGGAAGTGTAAATGTCGAACATCCGGAAACCAACAAGCTCGTATCGTTCAATGGCGATACCTGTTGGGATGCCTTATCATCCATTGCCGAGACTTTCGATGTCGAATGGTGGACCGAGGAGAACGGCAGTATCGTAACCCTGCATTTCGGAAAACTGAACTTCGGAACGCCGGAAACATTCAAACGCGGAGAAGTCGTCAAAAGCATCCCGGCCAAGAAAGGGGACGATTCCGAATACGGGACCCGTTTCTATGTATTCGGCTCCACGCGCAACCTGACGAAAGAATACGGACAATCCGAACAGGGCGGCGTAACGAACCACGTTTCCGAAGTCCGGTTACGGCTTCCGGATGGGCAGCAATACATAGACGCACGTCCCGGACTTACAAAAAACGAAATCAAGGAAGTCGTAGTGTTTTTCGACGACATCTACCCGAAGAACACGGAAACCGTCACTTCGGTAGAAACTATCGATCGGACAATCATTGAAGGGCAGACCGACAAGGCATACGTCATGGTATGCAACGACACGCCATTTCTACCTTCAGACGTAATCGAAGGAGAAACGCTGGGGGCACATTTTACGAGCGGCGATTTGATCGGCTGGGATTTCGAACTCGCCCTTATCGACGACAATGGCGACAATATCGACCCCGCGACCTGGAAACCCGAAGACGGATTCAACAAGAAATTTGAAATCATCGCCCAAGTCGAAACGTCCGGCGAAAGTCAGCAGATTATACCGAATGAAAACATGCGTCCTCGTGGAAAAGATGATGACCGAGGGCCTGACACTTTCGTACTCACAGGCGTCAAACTCCCCCAGCAACGCATAGACGAAGCAGAACAAGAACTTCTTAATGCCGGCACTTCCTATGCTGCCAAACATAGCAGCGACACGACAGTCTATGACTGTGAAACGAATCCCGTGTATTGTACACACAACGAAAAAAACTACGAAGCAGGACAGGCTGTACGATTAATGGGTCCTCAATTCGGTATAGACGGTCGTCTTTCCCGGATTCAAGGTTATGAAAAAAAACTATACAACGAGTACATCGCAACCTATACGGTAGGCGACAATACACCTTATTCCCGCCTGGGCAGTATTGAATCGGACGTGAAAGCATCGCTCTATTCCCAACGTATAGGCATTGCGGAGAATGGAGCGGCTATATATCTAATCACCCGATACGATAATACTTTTCCGACCGATACAAATGCTTATTCTGCACGAAGGGCAATATGGGAGTTTGCCAACAAGCAGGCACCCGATACGTTCAAGGGTAGAATGACTTTCAACGCAGGGGCACAATTTGGACCATCATATGCCTCCGGTATTACCGGAGTGGGCGGGTTTATAAATGAAAAAGGCGCCGGCGAGTTGGAGAGCCTCTTCATCCGTCGTTTTCTGGAGGTTCCGGAGCTTCGGTACAACCGTGTGGGCATCAGCGTCGGGGACGACTGGAGCGCTCCGGGCGCCGGGGTGATCGAGAGCGTGGACAAGGATCAGAAGCTCGTAACGCTCAAACTCGAAGAGGGCGAGATCGGCGCCGTAGCGGTCGGGGATATATGTATGGGTATCTTCCACGACTTCGACCCGTCGAATAATGCGACGGCAGATTCCGACGACGGCCGGGGCAACTTCTCTTTCGCAGGCTTCGCAACGGTCTATTTCCGTATCACGGAGGTCCTGGGCGACCGCAACGAGCAGTTCCGCTACGAGCTGCGCCCCCTGTCGGCCACCTTTACCAAGCAGATCGATCCGATGGAATCGATGACCTTCGTGGCCTACGGCTCATTCACGAATACCGCCCGGCAGAGCTCGCGCTACTCGACGCGCACCTACCAGCGTTATCTGCGCAATGTCAGCGACTGGGAGTTTACGGCCGAGAATATCGCCGCGCAGTTCGGCGACCTTACGAACCTCTCCGTCTTCGGGATCCAGATGTCGGGCTATTCGGCCTATCTGGATAATATCTACCTGCAAGGTATGATCAGCAGCCTGGACAAGAAGGCGCTGCTGGACACCCGGAGCAAGCTGTTCCGGCTGGTCGGCGACAACGGCGTCGGCGTGGCATTCACCCCGGAGGCAGGCTGGAAGCAAGGCAAGCTCTACGACCCCGCGACGGGACAGTTCCAGAAGGAGTTCGACATCGAACAGATCGATCAGACGGCCACCGAAGCCCAGGCCACTGCCAATTCCGCCGATCGCAAAGCTCAGCAGGCTAAGGATTACATCGATAACACGCTGCCCGGCGAATTGTCCGAGATCAACAAACGGCTGGACGGTGTCGTGGAAAACTGGTTCTATCCCTATACCCCCTCGCTTTACAATGAACCGGCCCAAACATGGATAGCGGACGGCGAGCAGGAAAACCATATCGGCGACACGTTCACCAATACGCTGCCCGCGAATTTCGACCCGACGGACGCAGGCTGCTGGGAGCAGGGAAGCATCGGTGCATCCTATATCGACGGCATTAAGACCTGGGATCAGATCAAAATCGCCGACAGCACCCGCATCCGGCTCAAAACTCCGGTCGGAGGAATACCCAAAGGCGCCGTACTGTCGGTGGGCGAAGGCTATACGATGGGTTACAATCCGATAGCGTCATCCGGAGCGGTTATAGCAAGTTACGTATGGAGCCAGAGCTATACCGTCGGAAGCGACAATCCCTACATAGCTTTTGTCATCCGCAAAACCGATAATGCCAAAATCACTCCGGCGGAATACCCGCAGATTCACTTCACCATATCGAGCGACGAGACGACGAACCCCGATGCGGGCAAATCGTGGCGGTGGGTAAAAGAAGAGGACGGAACCTATAAATGGACGCCGATCGCCGACAGCGATGCGGTAAAGGCCCTGCAAGAGGCGGCGCGGGCGCAGGACACGGCCGATGCCAAACGTCGTGTATTCGTCGTAACACCGACTACACCCTACGATGTGGGTGACATCTGGACGCAGGGCGAAGGTGGCGACATCATGCGCTGTATCGAATCCCGTGCAACGGGTAATTTCGAGAGCTCAGATTGGGACAAAGCATCTAAATACACCGATGATACGGCAGCCAACGAAGCCAAAGACGAGATTGCTAATCTTCAGTTCGGCGCCCGCAACTATATAGCCCGACAATTCCTCTATGCGTGGAACAGCGCCAAAGAGGGTGTTTCGGACGTGGTGACTTCGGGATCGGACGCAGACGGAGCCTACATGAAGATCGATGCCAACAAAGCGAGCAATGCAGGGGTAGCTATTGCGGCTACGAGCCAGATCGTAAACTGGACGGATTGCTTCGGGGGTAAGATCACCTACAAGGCCGGCATGTCCTATGTCTTCAAGGCACGCATCAAACTGCCGGAAACCAAGACCGGCTGCGTGTTCTGTGCCGTTTATGAAGACGGATACGACATTATATCACGCCCGCCATCTGCTCCATATTCTGATGTGTATGAAGCCGTTTATACGACCAAATCCGGAAAGTCCTTGTTAAAAATCGTACTTTACGTCGATTATTGGCGACCGATTTACATTTACGACATCCAGCTCACGGAAGGCAACAAGGCCCCCACGGGATACATCACGGCCGAAGAGGATGTGCAGGCGCAGATCGAGCAGGTGAAGCTGGATGTGGACTACATTGCCTCGGATTCGAGCCTGACGCCATCCGACAAACAGCAGGTGGCTAATGAATGGGTGCGGATTCAAAGCGAATACTGGAGCATCATGGCGAATGCCGAAAAGTATGATGTCCCCACGGATTCATTTACGGTCTATTTCCAGGCACTCGAAGATTATCTCACGCCCCTGCTGGCCGATATGAGTACGACATCCGAGATAACCGGCACCGAGTTCAGAAAAGTATTCTCCGATTATTATGAAATAAGCAGCAACATGTCGGACTTGATCGACGACGCGATAGACGAATCCATCAAATCGACAGAGTACCTCAAGAAGGCTATGGAAGACGGAAGTACCGAGGTGAAAGGCGGTCTGATAATGACCAATGTGATGTTGCTGAAAAATGCTGAAGGCGACGTGACGGCCGGCGTGAGCGGCTTGCAGGAAGACGATGTGCCCTTCTGGTCGGGAGCCGACTACACAAACCGGAAAAAAGCCGTGTTCAGAGTACACGCCGACGGGGAAGTACACGCAACCAAAGGAACCGTCGGAATCCTGCAGGTCAAAAACGATTCCGTAGAGGTGAGCGATGCGGCCGCAAGCGGAGATAAAATCATACTCACCCCATACAGAATTACGTCCATATCGCAGGTTATGGGTGCTGTGAGTGTACCGGGTGTCATAGAAACGAAAGAAGTGAGCGCACTGGCTACGGGACAAAGCAATCCTTTTGTCCGAAATGTTTACAAGTCAAGTCCGCCGTTTACCTGTGGGCAGGGAGTACAGATGTCAGCCCGGATTACAGCCCGCATCACAGGCAATGCCGAAGGAGGTGGCGGGGGCGTAAAGATCGAGGTGGTAAACGCTTTGACGGGGAAAGCCGATCCCCTGTACCGAAACAGCACGGCTGAAGCCCAAAACACGAATTTGAATATCGACAAGACGATTTCATATCTTTTCACTGGAGCAGCCCAGAAGTACTACATCCGGATTACGGTCGAAGCATCGGCAGCCGGAAAACTTACGGCCTCTGCAACGATGAATGCCGCCCAATTCAACTTCGTGAAAGACATCCGCAAGAACCTGATCGCTCCCAACGGAGTAGCCGTTGTGAAAGGATCGAGCAACTATGCGGTATTCACGGGAGATATTTTCGAAGTCCTGATCGGAAAAGCCGGATTACGTATTCAAAACGGATATGTATATAAGAAAGATACCGACCATAAGACATGGACAAAGATTTGAGAAATACCAACGGTAGTACATTCCCATAGCGTGAACATAATAACTATGGACAAAATATTTAATAAAACGAAAAAGGTGTTGGAAGGTATTGCTACAAAGCTGTCCGAAGCACTTATGACCGTGCAAGGATGGCTTATAGGACTATTGATCGTTATCGTGAATTTCTTCGCTGGGTATCAGCTCGTACTTTATGGGGTGCTTATTGCCGTAGCCTTCGACGCTTTGTTTGGAATATGCGTCGCTCGAAAGCGCGGAGAATTTATCCTGTCAGAACTCCTGCGGGCTACGATATTCAAGCTGGCAGTTTACTTCAATCTGATCGTAGTATTCGTTTTCATCGATAAATTCGTTACGACAGGAGGTATCGAAACGAAGATTACGACCGTGATCCTGGGTTCTGCCATTTGCCTGGCAGAAGCATGGTCGAGCTGTGGCAACGCTTTAATCATCAGTCCGAACTTTCCATTCTTACGTCTGTTTCGAAAAGCATTGACCGGAGAAATAGCCCGCAAGCTCAATGTAAATCCTGAAGATGTAGAAAACATATTAAACAGCACAAAAAAATGACCAGAGGACTTCGTAACAACAATCCCGGGAATATCCGCAAGGACGGAACCCATTGGAAGGGAGAGGTGGAACCTTCCCGCGACGCTGCGTTCAAGCAGTTCGAATCTATGGCGTGGGGATACCGCGCGATGTTCAAATGCCTGAACACTTACAGCCGTAAATACGGGCTCGACACCATTCGGAAGACGATTTCACGCTGGGCACCCCCGAGCGAGAATGACACGGAAGCATATATCCGTACGGTATCCGAATTGTCCGGCGTCCCGGAAAACGGACGGATCACGGCAACCAACCGCGATGTGATGATCCCGATAGTCGCAGCTATGTCGCGCGTAGAAAATGGCGTTGATGCCTGCATGACGGACGTGATGGCCGGCTGGGACCTGTTCATCAACGGTTGATAGCTCGTACTCATTATGGTACTGCGGAAAATAATCCTGATTCTCCTTCTGACCGGCTTGTTCCTTGTCGGATGGTGGCTCGGCAGGCGATCCGTCGATGTCCGTATCATCGAGCATACTCGAATCGATACGGCCTACTTCGAAAGACCGCAACCGCATAAAATACTGTCCTCGGCTATTTCGGTAGAGGTGCCGAAATGGTTGTTCGCCCCAGCGGATACCACCTTTACCACCGTAACAATAAATCCCAACCGGGACAGTGTGCCGGTACAGCTGCCATTCGAACGCCGGGAATATCGCGACAGCAGCTACTTCGCCATAGTGAGCGGAATAGCCCTGGGCGACTGCCACCCTACCCTTGAACACATCGAAACATACGGACGTACTATCACGCAGCAGAAAATAATCCGAACGCCCTACCGATGGCAACTCGGGCCTGCCGCAGGCGTCTATTACGTTAATCGCACGGGTGGCGTATGGATCGGAGGGCAACTTCACAGAAACATCGGAAGGTTCAATATCACGGCATCCCTCGGCTGGGACCCACGCGATAACGGCCCCTATGTTCAAGGAAGCATAAGTATGGATTTATGGCGGAAATAACTTTTTAACGAATTATAATTATGGAAACAATTAAAAAAATCGGACTGCTTTTCCTTGCCTTCTTCTCATTCGTTTGTATTGTGGGTGGGATAGGAACACTCTACTATTGCCAGGTCGAAAGCAGCAACTTGTTCGCAACCGGGTTGATTCCCGTCGGGGCAATCTACTTCTACCTGCTTTGGCCGACATTGAAAAAGTATCTGTTCTAACAGCTTTCGCCCGTCAGGGGTGGGCGTAAAAAAAGCCCCTGCCTTTATTAGCGTCTCTCTTACCTTCCGCTAATAATAAAGGTGCCAACACACCACGACAGGGGCTGTAAAGCCTTTGCAAGTGTGTTGGCACTTATTTTTATTTGGTAAGAGAGTGAACAAAGGTAAGAGAAATATCCTATATGTGCAAATCTGAACTTTACCGACAAATTCTCGGCACGGTATCGCAAGAAACGGAGATTTCGGAAGAGCGAATACTATCCAAAGCCAAAAACGCCGAGATCGTGGATGCCAGGTATTTACTGGTCTATTTCCTCTGGAGGCAGGGATTTCACGCCCCGGTCATATCCTCGCTGATGAACTTCTCACGACGGCCCATAGAGAAGATGATTTCCCAATTCGATCTTCGTCGCAAACAAAGCGGTAAAATGTTCGAAATGCTCCTCGTCCGTATTGCGTCCAAACTCCGTCCCACCTGCGACTGATACGATTGATTCTCCCATCGTTCATGTCGATTTTTGCATTGTGAGCTCAACGGCAGCGTCCGCCGAACGGACGCAACAATGTAAAAGTCTAAAACAATGAACGAAAAAACTTTAGTGTTCGACAACGGTGGCGCAATGGACGGCAACCTCGTGGCCGCGTTGATGAACGGAAACAACCGCAATAACGGCTACGGCAATGGCTACGGCTGGGAGTGGATGTGGATGATCCTGCTCTGGGCTCTCTGGGGCGGCAACGGATGGGGTGGCTTCGGCGGTCGCGGAAACGGACTCTCGAATCTTCCCGCCGAGCTGAACGGCGACGCAGGGCGTCAGCTGCTGATGAATGCCATTCAGGGAAACGGCACCGCCATCAACCAGCTCGCATCTTCGCTCAACTGTTCCGTACAGCAGATTCAGACCGCTCTGTGCAACATCCAGGCACAGTCGGGCCTCTCGGCGCAGCAGATCATCAATGCCGTGCAGTCCGGCAACGCACAGGTGCTTTCGCAGATGGCCTCCTGCTGCTGCGATGTCCGCACCGCCATCGAGCGCCAGGGCTACGAAAGCCAGCTCGCAACGCTCAATCAGACCAACACCCTGACGAGCAACGCCAACACGCAGTTCAATGCCCTCGGCTCGAAGATCGATGCCCAGACGCAGGTCATCAACGACCGTTTCTGTGCCCTCGAGATGCGTGAGATGCAGAACAAACTCGACGCCGAGCGTGCCAAGAGCGCGGCATTGGCCGGGCAGCTCTCCCAAGAACATCAGACGGCGACGATCATGCAGTCGCAGGCCCAGGCCGTAGCGCCCATCAACGCTGCGATCGGCGATCTGAGCAACCGGCTGGCAAAGATCGAGTGCGGCCTGCCGCCTACGACCGTGGTTCCCAATCCGCAGGTGTACGCGATGCCCGCCTGCGTAGCCGCCCAATACGGGCTGGGCTTCGGTGCCGCGTTCGGACTCGGCGGCAACGGCGGATTCTGGGGTTAATACGGAAAGGAGGTATGCTATGGCAGTATTCCCATTTCAGTATGTCAATCGCAGAGGTATCCCGGTCATCAAAACTACGGGTGTGACGGTCAATGCCGCCGATGTCGTGTTCTCATTCCAAAACCACGCCTTTGCCAATTCCTGGTACAGGGGGATAGTCCTGGTCGAGCTGTCGCAGGCAATACCCGCAGGCACGACAGGCACGCTTCCCGTGTTGTTCGAAACCAACGGCGTGACCAAGAATGTGACCACGTACAACGGAGCCAATGTCACCGTGTCCGATATTCCGGGGACGGGTGTATTCCAGCTCTTCTACGACAAACAGACCGACACCCTGCAACTGATGACAGGGGCCGTTTAACCAATAATAAACCGAAGGCTTCAGGAGGGGAAACCGCCCCTCCGGAGCTTTCAAAAAACAATTAACCGAAGATGTTTGCGAATTTAACCAAAGGCGCTCCGGTATATGTACTCGATATGCGCGGAACTCCCAAATACTACATGGCGACGCTTGAAGAGGCGCCACAGCCCTATTTCCCCGCTCCCGGGAACTTTCCCCCGGCGCAGCCTTCCGTCAGCTTCCCGGTAGGGGACCAGAAATGGGTCGTCCCGGTAAATGCCGATATGGTGACAAAGGACGGACTCACGGTCACGACATCCCGCGAACGGCTCATAGACGCCATCAATGCGGCAAAGCAGCAGAGCCAGTCCGTTGTGGATTCCTACGAAAAACACAAGGCCAATCTGGAAGTTTTCGATCAGATCATGCGCGAAGTGAATCCCGCGTACGCGGGTCAGGCGCAACGCGACAAGGAGCTCCAGGAGCTGCGGGCAGAGGTGGGACAACTTCGTCAGATGCAAACGGAGTTCGCCTCCATGAAGTCATCGCTGGACGCCTTTCTTAAATCGCAAATGTCTGCTAAAACAAGCAAATCATGAGAATATGGGAAATCGAAGGCCGGTACCGCGGTGACGGGTACGGCGAGCGTGAAGAAATCGAACGCAAGATGCGCGAAGCCTACGAGTGTGGCTACGAGGATGCCAAACGCGAAATGCGCGACGGCTACGGGGAGCGTCACACGGGAGGCTACATGCCCGACGGCTACGGTGAGCGTGGCGGAGAATACGGCAGCGACGGATATGGCGAACGAAGAGGTGTCCGGGGAACCGGACCCTACTCCAGATTCCGCCGGTAAAACGAATCCGGAGAGGGGAGAAATCCCCTCTCTTTAACAGCGAAACCTATGGACAGAGAAAGATTGGACGCAAGGGACTCCATGCCGGCAGATATTCGCGCATACCTCGAAAAAAACGGATGGTCCTTTTCGAAGAAAATGTGTGAATTTGCCGTCAGCCGCATGAAGGACCGCGACGGGAAGAAAATAGAACCCATCACCAAAGAGCAGATCGACAAATTGCTCAAGACGAACGGTATCGAGCTCAAGCACGACAACGGCTACGACTGTGTATATGTCGCGAATATGGCCCGGGCCGATTACTGGGGATCATCCATTGCCGATGAACAACACCTGGCCCTGTTCGTCAAGGATTTCATCGACGATGAAGACGCCTATCCCGGGCTGCCCTTCACACGATATTTCGCCGATCTGATAGGGTCGGGAACAAATGTTCCGTGGGAAGATGTCCTGTAACAGAATCAAATCCAGAACGCGGCTCGAAAGACCGTATGTGAGGATTCAAAAAGTGTATTCAACGACATGAAGCTGCGGGATCTGAGGATAGAGAACTATGATTGGCATGTGCGGTTTTACTTCGCCGTACATGGCTATCACACGCGCTCTATCCTTTTTTCTTTGGAACAGATAGAGTGTCCCAGGCCAATTATGGAGCGAGTACGGGAAAATTTGGAAAAGGCCGATATGGATTCGGGATTCACCTATTCCAACAAGACCCGGCGAAGGTCTGTCGTAGTCGTAGGATTGGCGTCATCCCAGGCACAATTCCTGAACTCTTTCGAGCATGAACTGCGGCACCTGTGCGACGACATCGCCGTAGCATCCGCAATGCCGATGCAAGGCGAAGAAGTAGCCTATCTGACAGGACAGATAAATACAATGCTTTGGAAAGATATTCACCAATTTATTTGTTGCAAAGGTAAATGCGACGGTTATGGACGAACAAACTAAATATCTGATGTCATTGTTGGAGATCAGCGAATGCTGCTACCCTATTTATGTAGCCGTAATCTGCGAATTGATAGAATCGATATAATAGCTGGATAAGATCGGCTTTTATATCTTCGTCAATGTCCCGACAACGTGCGAAAGGCGCACTTCCTTCGTGTGCCCCGAAAGATACGTTATAAAGTAGCTTCACGTCCGGCTCCCGCCCAATAGAGTTCAATGCTTGAAACGACATTAACAGAATGAATCAAAAGAACACTTTTATCGTCTAATTGCAATTATGCAATAGGATGAACGGATGTAATTCTACATCATATATTCCGAATTGCACGGTTATTATCCTCTCCCTTTCCGCAAATTCATCAAAATAAAGGCAGCTCCTGCTGCCATCCGTCAATGTGTTCTCTAATATTCCTTTTGAATTTCCGCCATAAAAACGGCAAGGATTTGTGTGCCTTGAATCGATAGACGAAATCATGGCGATAACTCACGCCCATCCTTGCTTCCCGGCAGATAATCATTTCGAGCAATCGATTCCGTGAATAACTGATGTATATTTCGGAATCGTCACGTGCCCCGCCTCTGCGTTCGTTTTTCCTATATCGTCCCATTTGCAAATTCCGAATAAATCATTATATTTGTATCGGTGTGAGGGGTGATTCTTCGGAATTGCCTCTTTTTTATTCATCTTCGAAGGCGTCCGGTACTTCTCCGGAATGTTCCCGACAAAAACCGATTGGCCGGATCTCTGGGCCGCTGCAATCTTCGAAAACAATAATTGCCATGTTTCCGTCCGATCTGCATCCAATCAATTCACAACTATTCGGAATGTCGATTCTCACCTCAAATCTCCGATTCATAGCTACCTGCTTTTTGAGTATATCGCCGACCGCAACTCTCCAAAACGCGGATTAAGTGCCTCCGGTGTTCTGGTGTATCCTTATCCGGAGCAACATAAAACGTTACCCCCGCAATTCGAATTATTCTCGTACATTTATTTTCTATTGCCAGAAGTTTAGCACGATCTACTGTACCGTTTTTAGATGTATCTACTGCCATATGAATAAAAAAGGGAGCGATTTTGCCTCTCCCGGTTAAAACTTCTCTTTCCTTATTTGTTCTTCCAGCTCTCTTTCCGCCTTGCGTATGTCCCTCTGCAACTCCTCCAGCCGGGTGATCTGTTCTTCACTCATGCGTGGACACCCCGAGAGCCAGCTGCTGTAATTGGGCGTACTAATTTTGCCGCAGGCGATACTCCCCACCCGCAGACAGTAATCGTAATACTTTACAAACTCATCTTCCGGAGCGTCCCGGTCTATGTCGGTGATGATGTCATCCATCCCAACTATATAGTCCGCGCATTCGGTGATCCCGCCGACATCGCCGCCGACCCAGCTCCGCGTAGCATCCTTATAATCATAGCCGTGTTTCTCGCAAAAAGCCTGCAAATAGGCGTTGCAGGCTTTTTCGTAGTCTGATTTGAGTTTCGTGTTCATAGATATTCTTGGTTAGTTACTTGGTTAGTCAAAATGCACAGAGCATCTTACTCATTTTCGTGAATCGGCCGCCAGCCGATAATCTTATGACCAATACCAGCCCATCCGGGATACACATATATCCACCATTCAGAACGGTCATATTTAACAGTGACAAATGGAAGTTTCTTATCAGAGGTTTTACACAACACGAGTTGTCCATTTTGCGGCAGCTCCTCTTTCGGATCACGCCAGCGGGTCAATTCCTCATATTCGAAATTAGCGCCAACAACACAGGCGGATGTAACGATATTTTCAAAAGTTACATGGTCTTCATTGAATTGATCAAGTTCGACCCAGGCATTGGCCACATATTCTTGTATTCTTTCCTCAATTGTTTTCATTTCTCATTGTTTTTGAAATATTCGACGATCTCCTCGACTGTAGCCTTGCGGTAATAACCTGATGGTACATCTACAAAAGAATCGAATCGCGTATGTTCGTTAAAAATAAGCCGTCTAACCCCATTTTTACTCTCATTAGTCGGATATTCCGTATATGAGTACCATTGCTCCTGATCGTTCTCGTTGTTCATCGCCGCCAGCGCCCTGAACAGCTCGATGTTGGTGCCGCAGTCTATGCAATTCAAGGCGGTGAATGTTTGTGCGTCATGAGCCACGCCGACACAATAAGTGTCACATATTACCTTATCGCCTAATCTCTCTTCTTTTGGGGGATAAATATATTCATAGCCAATATGCATACACCACTCGATCACATCTTTTCGCTTCTCCGCATCCTCGACGCGGACAAAGCAATGGGTTGTGAATTTCATTCCTCGTTCAGTCTTTGTTTGAATGCGTTTAATGCACTGCAATCGGGGCAATTTCCCCCATTACTTGTTTGTATTGAGTAAATTGGGCAATCCTTGCAAAATGCTTCGATCGCTTTATCCCGCATCCTTTCCTCGGCCTCCTGCTCGGCGAGTTCGGCTGTATGGCTCATTGCTGCTCGTAGCTGCCATTTGGCGTGGTCGCTCATCTCTATTACAAGATGATTCAAGCATCCGTCGATAAATTCCTTTGCTTTTTTGCTTTTCATGGCTATTCGTCGATTATAAACCAACCGTCATGCAGGAGTTGTGCGCGGCTAATTCGGGATTTGAGGATAGTTCGATGTACCCGCCGGCATCGGGAGCAAACAATATCATGCACCACGTCGTATCGGTTGGGTTTGTTTTGGCGGCAGAACCAATTTCGGGGCGATTTGACGCAATATACCTCCTCGAAATCCTTATGCCCGAACCAGCGGCAGATAAGGGGCAAAAGCCATTGTTTCATAGTCCTATTCATTGCTCGCCTCCTTTCAGAAATTCGGGATTGTCGTGGATGTTGCTAATGACTTCTTTTCCAAATTTATAAATCCAATCCTGATCCAATCTTAAATAACATAATTCCTTTCTATCGACCAAGGCCCCCATAAAAGCTGCGTTGCCGGTATGGTAAAAGATTCTATGAGGGCGAGTTTTATCCTCGGACAATGGAGAGCGTATCACATCCCCCTCGTAAATCTCCTTACCGTTCTTGTCTTTCAGCCCCGTAAACTCGCCGACGGTAGTGGGATCGACCTCGTGTCTGTTTGCATCATCGAATATAAAATAGCGCCCATTCAAAATGACAAGGCTGCCATACAACCACTCTCCGTTGTCGAGGCGCTTGCCCCGGAATTTAATTTCTCTCATATTTCAAAATGTTTGAAAGTTTTTCAAAGTTTTGCAATGTTCTGCATCGAATCTCGTTGTTTCACCAACTCAAATTCGTAAACTACCCGTAAAGATCGTTGAACATTACTTTTTTCATTTCCTCTGATCGTTTTGATTCTCCTCAATATCGGGGTTGTCGGCCTTGCTTTTGTCGAAAAAGCGGATTCCGCCATTGATAGTCAGCATGTTGATATTCATCCCCTGCTTCAACAAATCGTAGATTGCGGTTGTCGCTATCCCAATTGCAATGACGGAGATAGTAAGAATAACCAATATTACGCCCCATGCAATCGAGCGATAGGGTTCCCCGGATATAATACTACATAAAACAATTGTCAGTGTTCCAATAAGAAAACTTGTAAGTAAGTGTTTTTTCATTTCCTTTCGTATTCGTTTATCGTTTCAAAAATCCGCAATGCCACCTGCGGGACTATGGCGTTTCCGCAGGCTTTGACGGCTTCCCGGCGCCACCGAGGAAAGGCGATACCAGCCAATTCACCGGGAAACCCATCATCTCCGCCACATACAGGGGGTTGAGTCGGGAACCCGTTCCAGTCCGGTATTCGTCGCTTTGCATCGCTGTTTTGGGTAGTCCGTTGCGTATGCCCTGACTGGCAGGAAGCGTTACATTCTTCGCATCGTTGGCGGTCGGAGTAGGCAACAATCCCATTTTCGACGCCATTGCCAGCGTCGGACGTTCCGACGCATTCGGGGAGAGGCTTTTGTTCATTCGGCCGCTTCCTGCGTCTATCGCCGTCGGGGTGGGCAACAAACCAACATCTGTCCCGACGGTGGGGAGCACCGACACCGCAAGCCGGAATAATGTACGGCTGCACCTCGTATCCTGCCGCTTCCAGGTCAGCGCACACCTGTTCGAAGACCATCCCTTCCGACCAATTAACGATTCCGTAAACGTTCTCGCCAACGACCCAGCGGGGTCGAACAGTCCGAATAACGTCGAGCATCGCGGGCCACAGGTAGCGATCGTCTTCTGTGCCTCGCCGCTTTCCTGCGAGCGAGAACGGCTGGCACGGGAATCCACCGGTAAGCACGTCGATACGGTCTTTCCAGACAGTGAAGTCGGTCGTTCTGATGTCTTCATATTGTTCTGCATTCGGGAAGTGATATTTCAATACTTTGCGGCAAAAAGGATCGATCTCGCAGTTGAAAGCGTTCGTCCAGCCAGCCCACTCGGCGGCGAGGTCGAACCCGCCGATCCCGCTGAAAAGAGAGGCGTGGGTCATAAGAGATCATCGGTTATCGCCGTTTCCGTCGATCACGCCGCGCTCGCGGCGGCTGGCGAGTTTGTCGAGGTTCTGCTGCATGACCTCTTCGAGCGTCAAGCCGTAGCGATCGTTGAACATTACTTTTTTCATTTTCTCTTTCCTTTTAGCTCCGCAATGCGGCGGAGGATATATATCTTCATTGCTTCTGATTTAAGTTCATCCGAAGTCATCGCAAAATGCCATAGATGCGCATATTCATCCGAATTATACCCGTAGCGTATGCCAACAACCGTCCCATCCATATCCTTACGAACTGAATAGACACGTATCTGACAACGCCCCTCCCGCCTCAGTCGGCGCAGTAGTTTGGTTTTCACATCTTCTCGTATTCATTTATCGTTTCAAAAAATCGTCAGTTGTACCGACTTTAGCTGGCGTGTCCCCGCCGCCCTTGCCTGCCTTTCCAGATCGAGCACGCGGGCGTAATTGTAAGTGGCGATCCATTTCATGTTGAGTGGCAGGAGTTGCAAATCCTCCTCCGCCGTTTCGGATTCGGAACGGAGCGTACCTCCGTCCATCTCCGGCACGATTTTCAGGAGGTTCGGCGTGGAGAAGTGCCACCACCACGGCAGAAGGTGCTTCATCACATCGTAGCGCGGGCTTCCCATAAGTCCCCGGCTCTTGCCCGTGTAGTACAGCCATTTTTTCTCGAACGGCCGGTATTCCACGGGAACGGCGCGGAAATCGAAAGGGTCGCCTGGCCCGAACTCGCGCAGGTTTTTCCACTTGTCGCCGCACCACAGGGTGAGGAGGTCGGCCCCGCATTCCGCAAAGTTGTCCCGGTTCTCCCAGGCGTAAAATTCCGGGGGCAAATCCGCAACCAAATCGTGCCCTCCGATCCCGCTGAATAGTGATGCGTGGGTCATAAGCGATCATCGGTTATCGCCGTTTCCGTCGATCACGCCGCGCTCGCGGCGGCTGGCGA